GGTTCAGGTAGGGTTTATCTCTATGACCATTGGGGTTCTACTGACTCCGATAATCTACTCTCTAAAATACGGTATCTGGTTCGAGGGTGCAACTGTTCTTTTATTATCTTGGACCATATTAGTATTATTGTATCTGGATTGGAAGGCGGGGACGAGAGACGATTGATAGATAACACTATGACTAGACTACGTACCCTAGTCGAGGAGCTTAATTGTGGACTGATACTAGTGTCACATCTTAAGCGTCCGTCTGGTGACAAGGGACATGAGGATGGAGCGCAAACATCCCTCGCTCAATTACGAGGTAGTGCTGCCATTGGTCAGCTTAGTGATATGGTCATTGGTCTTGAGCGTAACCAACAGGATAAGGAGAACTCTAACATCAGTGATGTCAGGGTGCTAAAGAACAGATGGTCAGGGGATACAGGCATAGCCTGTCACTTGGCCTACTCAGCAGAAACAGGAAGGATGACTGAAACTTATTGGGAAGATGAAGAAGAACAACAAATAGAATTTTAATCAGTGCGGAGACACGATATGAAATATGCATGGGACATTGAGGCAGACCACCTACTGGATGAAGTAACTAAGGTATGGTGTCATGTCTTCAGGAACTTAGACACGGATGAGGTACACACCTTTGACCTAACACAGACACAAGAGGCACTACAGTTTATTGATAACAACGTGACACTACTAGTGGGACACAACATCATAGACTATGACTTACGTGTGCTGAAGAAACTATACAACTACACCTACACTGGTGAGTTATTAGATACGTTAGTATACTCTAGGACTATCTGGCCTGACATTAAGGAGATTGACTTCAAGCTACACAAGGCGGGTGGCATACCACAGAAGATGATTGGTAGTCACTCACTCAAAGCTTGGGGCTATAGACTAGGAGAATTAAAAGGTGATTTCAATAACGGTGTTGAGAGCTTCGCTGTATATTCCGATGAGATGCTCGCCTACTGTGAGCAGGACACGGCAGTTACTGCAAAGTTATATCATAAAATCATGCAGAAAAATTTCAGCCAAGAGGCACTAGACCTAGAGACTGAGATACACACACTACTACTTGAACAACAGGAACACGGCTTTACCTTCGATAAGGATAAGGCAGTTGAACTGTGGTACAAGTTAGCCTCACGTAGGTCAGAGATTGAGGACAAGCTAGTCAGCACCTTTGAGCCTACCATAGTGGAGCTAAAGACTAAGACCAAGACTATCCCATTCAACCCTGCATCACGACAGCAGATTGCTGACCGCTTGATGAAGAGAGGATGGAAGCCTAAGGCATTTACTGATAGTGGTGAGCCTAAGGTAGATGAGACTGTACTATCTGGTATTGATATGCCAGAGGCTAAGATGCTTAGTGAATACCTAATGCTTAACAAACGCATTGGTCAGCTATCAACTGGCAAACAGGCATGGTTAAAGATGGAGAAGGAAGGTAAGTTACATGGTAGAGTTAATCACATGGGTGCTGTCACCTCTCGCTGTACGCACTCCAACCCAAACCTTGCCCAAGTTCCTAGCGTCTCTGCTCCTTACGGTAAGGAGTGTAGAGAGTTATTTACAACTCCTAAGGGGCATAGTCTATTGGGGGCTGATGCTAGTGGCCTTGAGCTACGTTGCCTTGCCCATTATATGGCTGCTTATGACGATGGTTCGTATGCTGATGTCGTACTAAACGGTGACATTCACACAGCCAACCAACAGGCGGCAGGACTTGAATCACGTAACCAAGCTAAGACATTCATCTATGGATTTCTTTATGGTTCAGGTGATGAGAAGACAGGTAAGATTATTGGCAAGGGTGCGAAGGAAGGTAAGGCAATCAAGAAGAAGTTCTTGGCTAAACTACCAGCACTTAAGTATCTTAAGGATGCTGTAGCTAAAGCTGCTGATAGTCGTGGATGGGTTAAGGGTTTGGATGGACGTATCATTCCTATCCGACACAGCCATGCCGCATTGAACACTCTACTACAGAGTGCTGGTGCTATCATATGTAAGACATGGTACGTGTACATAGCACGTGCCTTGAAGGAAGCCAAGTTAGACGCACAGATTGTAGCGTTCATTCATGATGAAGTACAGGTATCAGTAAAGGAAGGTCAAGAAGATGAAGCAGGGCGAATTATTCAAGGATGTATGCGAGATGTCGAACAACACTTCAAGTTCAGGTGTAGACTCGACAGTGAATACAAGTACGGAAAGCATTGGGCAGACACACACTAAGACTTGTAACGTGTGTTCAGTAGACCTAACACTAGGTAACAACTGGACGCATGGTAATCAGAGGAAGCATGTTTACTTCTGTAGGACTTGTGATGCTACTAAGCGTAAGTACAACCTACTAAAGCAGAAGGCCAGAGAGATTGGTACTGCTACTTTGAAAGCTTATGATAGTGTCAAAGAGGGTCAGGTCTACATCATTGTTAATAACGCTTGGCCTGAGTGGGTGAAGATTGGTATGGCTGTTGACTCTGAGGATAGACTCAAGAGTTATCAAACAGGCAGTCCCTTCCGTGACTACATACTTATGTACTCTGTCTATACTAAGGATAGACGTAAGACAGAAGCACAGGCACACAGGTCGGCTGAATTAATAACAGACCGTAGAGGTGAGTGGTTCAAGATGTCAGTAGGCGAGGCGAAGGAGTGTATACAACATGGACTTTGATTTCTTTTTTAAGATGGTATGCACCATCAGCTTTGCTGGTGTTACCTTATGTCTCTGCATCAAATGGATAGTAGAGTCTTACCTTGACTACCTTCAAGTTACTACAGGTATAAAGATTGCTACCCTGTCACAACTGAAGGATATGCAACAAGAAGAACAGGAGATAGATGATGACCCTACTGCTTATTGATGGAGACATCATTGCTTACAAAGCTGCTACATCAGCAGAGACACCCATTAATTGGGGAGATGGTTTGTGGACACTACACGCTTTTGAGCAGGATGTGGATGTTCGTATTGCTGACCAGATAAGTAAGCTTGTGGATGAAGCACCAGTACAGGATTGCATTGTTGCTCTGTCTGACAAAGAGAACTACCGTAAAGAACTAGCATCGTATTACAAAGCTAATCGTAGTAACGTGCGTAGACCTATGCTGTTACAATGGGCTAGAGAATACATAGCTAGTAAATATAACACTGTTATATACAGGAGATTAGAAGCAGATGATGTCTTGGGGATACTTGGTACTGCGAACTCAGATACTATTATTTGGTCTGAAGATAAGGACTTACTTACTATACCAGCGAAGCATTGGATTGATGGGGAAGTGGTTACCATCAGTGAAGAGGAAGCTGATAGAATGTTTTACTACCAGACTCTTATTGGAGACAGTACTGACAACTACAAGGGATGTCCTAGTGTTGGTTCTGTTACTGCTAATAAGCTTCTTGATGAAGATTGTTCATGGGCTACAGTGGTTAGTGCGTTTTCTAAAAAAGGACTTAACGAGGAAGTAGCCTTAGAGAACGCAAGACTTGCACGTATCCTACGTAACGGTGAGTATGATACAGATACAGCAGAGGTGAAGTTATGGCAGAGCAACTAAGGCACGAAGAGTACATGAAGCAGAAACTAGCAGAGATTAATGAAGCTAGTATACGTATCTGTGACAAGATAGATATGGTCAATAGTCCTGCTCATTATGCAGATGGTAACATTGAAACCATTGATTACATCGTGGATGTACTAGGTGAGTATGAAGCTATCAGCTACTGTCAGGGTAACGTGATAAAGTATACAGGCTCACGCCTGATGAAGAAGGGCAATCCTATACAGGATGCAAAGAAGGCCATCTGGTATCTTAACAAGATGGTAGAACTATTAGAGAAAACTAAGGGAGTAAACTGGTAATGGATGAAGTAACTTTTCGTGTAGACAGATGGGATGATGACGGTAATTATCTAGGAAGTACTGAGCAGAAGTTCATGACTGAGGGTTATCTAGTAGACATGAACCAGAACTACTTAGACTTCCTGAGGGGTATGTCCTTTGGTTATGTAGATGATGTAATAGCTATTAAGAATGATGGTGTCGAGGTGGGAACAGAATGAAGGTAGAACTCATTGACCACATGGGCAGTGACCTAACAGTAGTTAATGCTGCTAGGGTATCCTATGGTAAAGACTCTAAACAACTGTCCTTCAATGATAAGAAACTAATCAAGTACCTAGCCAAGCACAATCACTGGTCCCCCTTTGCTCACTGCTTCTTGCAGTTCCGTATCAAAGCCCCCTTGTTTGTAGCTAGACAATTAGTAAAGCATCAGGTAGGCTTGTCGTGGAATGAAGTATCTAGGAGATATGTAGATGAAGAACCAGAGTTCTACACCCCGCTATCTTGGAGGGGCAAGCCAGCCGATAGTAAGCAGGGTAGTACTGGTCTGGCTGAGAGCCAATACTTTCCCACTGTATACCTTAGTGAAGTTTGTCAGAAGGCGACTGAAGGATATAAGAAGATGCTACAGCAGGGAGTAGCACCAGAGATGGCACGTATGATACTACCACAGAACATGTATACTGAGTGGTACTGGTCAGGTAGTCTTATGGCGTTTGCACGTGTATGTAAACAACGATGTGCTTCTGATACACAGGTAGAGACAGCAGAGATAGCTGACATGATTGAGGTTAAAGTAAAAGAGAACTTTCCCCACAGTTATACAGCATTACAAGGAGAATAAGATGAACTTCACTGAGTACCAGAAGAGAGCTAATGCTACTGCAATATACGATAGTAAGTTTAACATCCTCTACCCTACCCTTGGCCTAGCAGGTGAAGCAGGTGAGGTAGCAGATAAAGTAAAGAAGATTATCCGTGACAACAAGAGTATCATAGATGAA